TCAGAGTACAAATAAAACTTACGTGCTACAGGGTCAACAACGCAGCGGGAAAGAAAGTCGTCTTGCATTAGGTTTGCTTGATTACCCCCATATTATACAACGGTGGGAGGTCCCTGTCAACCCTAGTACGGACCTCCAAATCCTGGATTTTCTAACGTATCAATAAGGTCCTCTGCAGATGTCTTACGAGTGGTGTTACTAGCAATCTTCCTACCTAGTGACCAAGCAATTAATCTATTTTGATTTTTTTCTGTTTTGACTTCGGTAGCAGCATTTATGAATGTACCAATACCTGAGTTCAAACTATTATATGCTGACCGCAACGTAACAATACCAGAGTTTGTGTATCCATCACCCACTAAAGCATATACTGTTGTTCCAGCACCTGCACCTCGACTTAAACGAGTGCTGTTTCCTATTCCAGCATTACCTGACGTTACATTTACATAACCCTCGCCAATAAATGGATTGTCTGTAGATGTATCAAGGGTTCCATCCTCAACTTTTGGCATTCTATGTGCCTCTAAAACATCTAACTTAAGACTACCAAAAGCAATTTGAGTTTCTGATCCTACCCCAATAATTGGTGTGTATTGTCCCTCCGTTGTTCCAATACCAGTTACCAAGTCACCATAATTTGTGCTAAAAACATTCACATCCCCGGAATAGAACTCAGATGCCAATCCTATGCTTGAACCTGCAGCAATAATATGATTTTGAATTTGTATCATTTGTTCAAATTCATTCAATGCAAGTTTATCCATTGCTATGGACGGAACCTCAAATCTAGCAGCAGTATCTAATACCGCTTGTCTAAACTGTGGGAGTTCATCATTTTGTGTGTTTAGTGAACTAATTTCACTATTAATACCTGCAATGACACTCATTTTTATTCTCCACTAACACTAAATTGTGGTTGAGTTTCATTTAACTTCCAAAAAACATCATTGTTTCCTGGATAATCATCATAAGACTCTCCCTCATAAACAACATGCAATTTATCATCATGGTTATCTCTATCTAACCAGCGTGCAGCCCATACTTCATAGTAACAATTGATATTTGCACCATTGCCCGATTTGACATAGATTGTCTTACCCCATTCAATATTTTCCTCAACAATGAGGTCCTGGGAGTATCCAATCTGAGTTAGAGTTACTGTGATTGATTCCTTATCAACCAGTCCATCCCAGTAATCTGGTAGCGGAATTATATTACTATCTTTCAGTCTCCCTCTGATGTAAATACCTGGTTCTGGACCTTCAGCAACAATGTGACGAATTCTTTTTCCCTTTTCTTTAGGATGTTTAATATCAAATGATACTTTATTTCCGCTGGCAACTCCTTGAAGATTACCAATAAAAGTTGGTGCAGTTACATTGCCACCAAACTTCCCTGATCCTGCTACGGTTATGTTACCTGAAGAGGTGATGTTGACAACATGAACAATGTTCTCATCCAACTTAAGGTTTCCCATATTCACATTATAATGCAGATATGGTCTACAAATATCAGTGGTGTAATCTCCTACACTTGCTGTTGAGGGATAACCTGCACCACCTGTTGTTGCTTTAAGAACATAATCATATTTTGATGATGGTTGTCCGGCAATGCCGATATCAGAACAATTTTTAACTTCAAAATCTGGTATGAATGCTAGATCTTCTGCCATGATTATTTCTCCTTAATGTCATAGTGGTAACCAGAAATTGAATACTCTTCATTATTTCCTGGGTAGTCTGCAGGGGATTCTCCCTCATATTCTGGGATAAGTCTCTCACCATCTGCACGAGTTGCAAATATATGAAAGAAGCAATTGATGGGCAGTCCACCATTTGCCTGAAGGTGAACTATATTTTCACCAATTCTTTTTACAATCACATTTTGATGTGCTCCGATGGGTGTCAAATTAACTGTGATCGTAGTTGGGTCAACAAGTTCTTCCCAATACTTAGGTAGATAAATCTTGTCTTTGTTTGAAATCCTACCTCTAAAGTATACATCATTTGATGGACCTTCTGGGCAGGTATGGCGAAGTCTCCAACCTTCTTTTGTTGGGTGAGGAATATCAAAGTTTTTCTTAGCAGAGAGAACATGAACTCCACAATTGGAAACGATGTCACCTTGAGCACCCAAACCACCACCAACGATTACATGAGCACTCGTTTCAACTGAACCAAGGAAAGCAGAGGAACCCGTGACTGCTAATGAAAATGGATTGTTAGGAGGACCAAAAGCAGTTCCTCCAGGAATCAAAGTAGGTAGTCCGGTATGTGCTGGCGGTGTGATCATTACCGTGGCATACGGTGTTGGAAACTTCTTATCAGCACCAAACAAAGAGGGTCCCTGAACATACTGAGAACCTGGAATCTTAGTTGCTGCAACTCCAAGTGCAATTGGAACCTTTCCCTCTGGGCAAACAAGTTGTTGCCCATCATAGATGTGTTGCTCATCAAATTGAAATGACATATTACCTCCTTACTTTATTTGTCCTGGGTTCTTTCTACTATTTGTGGCACTTGATGCACCATTAATAAAAGATGCCAAAATTTGTATTCCCAGTTTTGCATCTAATGTCATAATTCCACTGGTCACTAATTTCAATGAGTTCTTTGGATTAATGGTAATATTTTTACCAGTGATTTTAAGATCTTCATTTGTATGAATATGAGCATGTCCCTCCCTACCAACTCCGGTTGCAGAGATCTGTACATCAAGACCTTCTATCTTTACCTTTCCATTTCTCGCTCTGATAACCACATCACCGTTTTCTGTGTTAAGCAGAACTCCATGCTGTGTTTTTGATAGATCCTCACCTGCACTAACTTGAAATGCACCCGGAGAATTGATGGTTGTCCATCCTTTACGAACACCATCTTCAGTCATGTCAATAAAATGTCTACCATCAAGTCCTTTTAATTCAACACTTGATGTGACATCACCCTTACCGGGACTCAATCCACCAAAAATTAGAGCACCATTCATGGCACTCCACACTTGAGTCCAAAAATTTCTTTTTCTCCCAGACATAAATTAAAAGTTGGTTTTAATATTTATTAGTAACCACCGCCATATGAAGGTGGCGGAGGAGGTGGTGCCGCTGGTGGCGGTGGTGGCGGTGCCGCTGGGGGTGGCGGAGTGGGTGTAGATGGAGTTGATACTGATGGTGGAGGGGGCGGTGCTGCCACAGATGGTGGAGCAGGCGTAGGTTCTGCTGCTTCCTCAGTCGCTGCTGCAACTGTAGGAATGTCTGCAGATGCAGGAGTAGCAGGTGTGCTAATCACATCAGTGTCAGGTGTGATTCTTGCCTCAACTGGTGCTGCACCAATACTCTGTGCTCTTGTTTCATAAACTCTTACACCAGTGTTTCTATTACCAGCATATTTAACACCAGCGTCAAAGAATACATTTCCATAGTATTCTGTGCCATCCACATATCCTTGAAGGGTAAGTCCAACCAAGTCAAAGACTTGAACAACTCCTGTTGCAGGAACTTCCTCCGGTATATTTGGATCACGAGTCACACTAAAGAGAGGAACAAAAGATGCATTAACACCCGTGTTACTTCTCATTACGATTGTAGGTAGTTCTGAATAACATCCTACAGAAACAATATTGACAGATCTTATTCTACCAAAAGGATCACAATTATATGTCAATTTTGCACCATTATCTGGTATGACAACTAATTCATCCACACCACAATTATAATTCAAACCAGGATTTGTGACAAGTATCTCTTTTATGCAAATTCTAGCAGGATATTGAGGAACTGTTTGACTTGGTGGTAAGTAACCCGTGCCCGGATCAACTACAATTACATCTGTTACTTGACCGAACTCAGTTCTACTTTCTAAAACAGCACCACTACCATTGTCACATAAATCTATTACTTGCACTCTTGGGGGTGTTGTATATCCGTATCCTCCATCAACAATATCAACAGCAAGTAAATTGCCATTTCTATCTACGATTGGATTTGCTTTCGCGCCAATTCCATCACCAATAAAAGCAATTGTTGGTGGACCACACGGTTTTGGTCCTACGTCACAAACAGGTGTTCTCTCTAAACTGGCAGTTGTCAGTTGTCTTACTTGTTCTATTTTAAGGTATCTAATATTTGCATCAGCATCAACAAAAATATATGTCGTGCCGGGATATGATTTTTCATGCTCTTCTGCCTCAGCGATTGTCAGACCAGGAACATAACCTTCAATCTCGCTGATGTAACCAACATTAATTAAATCTATTGAGGGTGATACTATTCTCATGGTGTTCTATACCTGGTTCTTGTTCTTGCAGAAGGACCACTGTCACCGGACTCTGCTCTGACCTGAGCTACCTTTGCTACACCCACAGAACTCGGTTCGTCTTCCTTTGGTGCAGCATTTCCACCGGATTGAAGAGTGTGATACTCATTCGGGGAACATATTAATGAAAGATCACAACTAAAGAAACTACTAAGAGCACTAAAAAAGTTAAGTGCAGATGCAATATCAAAACCTGCTCCTCCAAGAGAACCGAAAACATCAAAATTTGGAAGACTTGGAATACTTGGAATGTTTGGTAGTAAAGGATCTGATGCTCTTTCAGCTCTAATTATATCAGATTCAATTTGTTCTTCTAATAGTGGATTAAATTCTGTACTCAATTGTTGTCGAAGTTGTTCTCTTAATTGTTCTCTCGGTTTAACACCCGTGGAACCTGCATATGAACTTCCTGGACCTCCAACATCATTCAAGGAAACTTCAATCAATCTTACAACAGGTAAAGTTGCAGCTTCAAAAGTGGTGATGATATCAATTATATTTTCTCCTAAAATTTCTCCCACTAAATCCTCAACATAACATAAAGGTGTGGGATTGTATTGAGTTTTGACATCATCATCAGTGCCAGCACCAGTGCCACTATCGGCACCCCCACCAACACCAGCACCGGTAACACCCGCGCCAGTGCCAGTTCCATCATCTCCACCACTTGCACCGCTGCCAGTGCCATCATCAAAGGTAAACCAAGGAACATCCTCGTATTGATCTGATAAGAATGGTTGAACTGATTCTGGTGCTGGTCTTCCACCAGATCTTCTTGCAAAAGAACCCTTGATAGCTTTCTCAACAGAGGCACATAACTCAATGCCTATTGAATTAAACAAACACTCAATTAATTCTAGTCCCTTTACTAGTTTGTCAAATGCTTCAATTCTAATTGTAGGTGGAGAGATATTGAATAATGGTTGTAATACTTTTGTGAATAAATCAGTCACAAAATCTTGTACCAAACCAAACAACATTTTTAAAAATTTAGCGATCTCACAAGAAGCATCTTTAATAAGAATGTCAATAGCATTAACTTGATTGATTAAACTATTAAGGACATTAATATCAGAATTCAGTGCATCAACATATGATTGCAATCCACTCTGTAGTTTTTCAATTCTTTCTGTTAGATCTTCAATGATAGTTTGAATACCTTTCAGTGGAGATGTTTGCTTTGGATCAGGGCACCATATAGGACGCTTCTTTTTTAAGACTGATTTTTTTCTTTTGTCTGCCATCGACTCTTGGTGCGTGGCATCTACACTCTCTTTAGTTGGAGGAGTATTTTCACCCTGTGGTTGCTGTGTTGTTAATTCATTATCTGAAACCACTTTAGTGGGATCATCTCCAGTATTAGCATTACCACTTTGAGGTGTAAAATTTTCTCCTCCATTTGCTGAATTTAAAGTTGATTTTGGAACACCACTGAAGGAACCAAGAACTCCCAGAATCATGGGAACTTGTTCATCTTGGCTATCAACGTAAAATCCAAAGACAAAACTACCTTGTTTAATTCCAGGTGTTTGATATGATCCTCCCAGACCACCACCTGCAGTCACAGGATACATTACATTTGCCCAAGGAAGTTGATCAGATTTTATTGATCCTTCACTCTGATCATGTTTGCCAATGATTCTTACTTTATAACGATACCCCCATCCAGGAACCTGATCAGTTCTTTTGTATTTACTCTCTCTGATATTTTCTCGCCAGGTTCCATCCTCAGGGATCTGCCCGATCCACCAATTAAAACTTCCCCCAGCGAATCCTGGATTAAATAGTGTTCCTCCTTCCATCAGTCCTCATAAATCCTGCATTCATCTGCTTCTGGGTTCTCGTCACAATACATTTCAAATGCAGTTGGATCATGGTCATCGTCTGGATGTGCTGCCTGATACAACTCTAAGTGATGCAGTTCATCTTCTGTATGACGACGCATCTGTGGAGATAGCGTAGGATTCTCTAAGAGATCCTTATCATCATTGATGTGTTGCTGAATAGATTTGTTGCTCATAATGGAATATTGGTAGTGTGGTTTCCTTTTCTTCCGAAAGAGTCTCTAACAAGATTCAATTTCGTATAAGTTTCTTTTGTTGATACGTAATGACATAAGTCAGCTATAATATATAGACCCCCGTACTCCTTGTCAATCTGATCATTCTTTTCGGCATTTCTTCCTGGAGCATCTACGAAAATGACATCTCCTGCATGTAAACTAAAGTCACCTGCAATTGTTATTGTTTTCATTCCAGCAAACATTTGATTGTATCTACGAATTGCCTGGTTCAGAACTTGTGGTATCTCAAAGTTTTGCTCCTTTGCTTTTGATATTTGTTGAGCACTTGATCCACTTGGAAGAGTTCCGGTGTCTGACAACATATAAGTTGTCCTTGTAAAATCACGATTGAATCTTTTGTTGAAGGTTGGTAGGTCCTTGCCTCCTAGTTTAGTCCCAGATTTTGTTTCGTCAGCAGTTTGTTTTATTACTTGATATCTACAAGTATATGGATCAAAAACAACTAGACGAGTGCTGTATGCTCCCATCTGAAATTTTGATTGAGCATTAATTGTATTGTCTGATTGATGAGAGAGAACTTTCCCATCATATCCAGCAGGGATGTCACTGTTTCCTGGACACAACACACTATTGCGATCTGGTGATTCATTATAGATGTAAGATTTGTTCTTCTCTTGTGCAAACAACCCATCAATAGATTTAAACTTAAATCCTTCAGAGGTTTCAAAGAAGAAGAATCCTGCACTTGATCCTTTCTTACCTGCATTTTCAGGTATTGAGGTTTTAGACAACCAATTCAATGCATAGTATGGTTTTCTATTGTTGCCTATAAAATTATAGTTATTACTTGTAGGTTCAATGTCAAGGGGTTTCTTTGTCTTTAAAAATGTTTTTAAGATTTTGATGATGTGGTCTGATATTTTACCATCGAATCTAACATTAAGTCTAGAGTCTCCCTCTTCATTTCTTAAGAACTCCTCTGATACTAGATTCAGTTGAACTGATGATTTTCTAGTATCTTCATCGATAGGAGTTACTTTATTAACATACATGTTGAGTTTGATTTTATTCTGTTGATTATCCTGGAAGGCAATGTTGACCTCCTCGGTTCCTACTAAAGGCAACCCTTCTATAACAGACTTCCCATCAATGGCACCACCAGTGTCTGTAAAAATAACCTCTGCTTTTATGGTATCTTGTAAGATGCTTTCATAATACATCATTCTAAAAAGTCGTGGACCAGGAGCATCTGTTCCACCTAATAAACTAACCTTCTTACTTTCATCTTTGTTAGATATTATTTCTAACTTCGTTATTGAAGAAGTTTCTGCTGCCTTTGATGCGCCTCTTGTTTCCATATCTTATGCTCCTTTATAAAGAATATCCGTTGGACTGTTACTTTCTACGGCACCAGAGACTGGCAAGAATGCTACACCACCTTCTCCTTGACCATATGTTTGCTGAGAATTACTACCTTGTTGTGGCATAACAATTGTTTGTTGACTGAGAGCATCATAGGGAGCATAATCGCGGATTGCTTTTACAATACCTTCATAACTATTTGCCTCATTAATTGCAAGCAACATCTGCTTGGCAGGTCCAGCACTATCTGGGTCGATAACTATCTCTCCTTTATGTAGGAGTGCATAGAGATCTTTTGGTACGACACCACCCCTTTTATATGCAATGTGAACATGATCTGCGTGTCCTCTAGGATCATTACCTTCATGGGCAAACTCAGCACGTTGAGTCACATTATTTTTCTTCTCCCATTCTCGGATACCTGCAATGATCTTTGTCTGATCATCTACACCTGCTCCTATCTTTCTCTTAAACAGATTTGGACCATACCCTCCAATGTCAATTGCTCTTCCACCTTGAGATTCATAGTGTAAAGAGTTGGCTCTGTGACCAGACTCTCTAGGCCAAGGTGGATGCTCTGGGTGTTGATGCACACCTGATCCAAAAGCACCAAGTCCTTTTGAGTCCAAGAATCTACCAAGTTCTCCCGCAAGTTTAGATCCTTCACTTTGATTTCTGATGCCTGGACCAGAACTACCTGGACCAACATCTGACCCACTAGACGAAGAACTGGGTCTTACCATCGTTACATTTTTATATTGATTCAGTAATCGTTTTAACTTACTTGCATATCTAGGGTCAGTTGCATATCCATATTTTCTCAATAGTTCTGCTGCTACTTCAGCACTTTCTGCACGGTTAACACCAGTATACCCTCTATAATCTTTATACCATTGTGTCACCAAATGATTTACCGCATCCTGTGGTGTAGCAAAGTTTTTAAATCTACCTGAGGTATTGACTGTAACTCCACCATAGACTTCTTGTGTTGCTGAAGTTGTTGCTACCTCATTTTCAGTTGCTTTGATACCAAAGAAATTGTTTGGTGCAGACAGTGCTGTTCCCCAGTTAGATTCTAATGCAAACTGTGCCGCTACAAGTTCTGGGTATTTTGCTCCTGCTTTCTTTGCCATCGCAGTGATTGCTGCCCACTTCTCCTCCTTTGTTCCTTTAAGATTACCAGCAACTGGAGCTGCCCCTGTGACTCCTTGAGTTGATGTTGGTGATGGTCTTTGCTCTGATTCATCACCGGATGCAAATGACTCCTTCCCAGCAAAGAAAGTATCATACAACCATCCTCCTGCAAAGTCTCCTGCAACCTGTCCAAGGAAATTACCTGCAGCTCCAAGGAAAGGACTCAAAAGACCAGCTCCTGCCACAGCTCCAACTGTTGCTCCGAGAGCACCAAAGATTGAAGCACCAACAGATCTTAATGCTGCTTTACCTATGGGTTCTTTAAAAACATAGTAACTAATTAAAAAATTAACTAAAGGACCAATGATTGGAATCTTTTTGAAGACAGGAGATGCTAATTTGAGACCCTTGAGAACTATTTTTGCAGCACCTTTTCCAACAAATTTTGCTATTCCTTTTACTGCTGCCGCTGCTACTGGTCTTGCAACTTTTTTGATCAGTGCTTTCTGTGCAGCTGCAGCGGTCTCCCCAAACCCAGCGAATGCCATCGCTGTGATCAGAGTGTAGTTAGCAACCTTTTTAAATGAAGAAGCGAAGTCCTCTAATTGCTTTACTCCATTATCTCCAAATAAATCTTTAACATTCTTCTTTAGACCATCATACATTTCATATGATTTGTCTAAAAAAGTAACCAGACCATTAAATATCTTTCCTCCAAAATCAATAATGAAATCTCCTGCTGCAGCAACTGGACCAAGGAAGGACAGTGCCTCACCATTTGCTATATCAACCAAACGAGTTGCAAAGAATCCTAATACTATCTTTCCAATAAAGTTTTTAATCTTATCTAAAAAACTAGACCCTGGAATCTTAGTTGACTTTTTCTTTGCTTCTTTTTGATCTGGTTTTTTTTCTAACTTAGTTTCTTTTTGATCTCTTCTCTCTCGTTCTTCAATTTTTGCTTTTTGTTTTTGACTATCCTTTGTATTTTTTGCTTTATCTTTAAATAAACTCTCAAGTGTTATAACTTTCTTTTTGGTATCTAAAAACCTACCAGCAAGTGGAGATGAAAAACCACCTGCTGTTGGTTGAGAAATTTTTGCAATGGCACCTCCCCTAGAGACTGCTGGTAGTAACTTTGCCATGTTATCCTATACCCAGTGTCTGTAATTTTCTACTGGAACCAGCAGTTGATGCACTAAATTGTGGTATCTGGTTCTCAGTTGGTGGTATTGATGCATCAACATTACCGCCACCAGATCCCAATGGTAAAAATTCAACTTGAGGTTTTGGTTTTGTTGGTGGTCCGATTGGAGTTCTTTGAATTTGATTCTGAGAAATGGACATGTTTCTCCTAGATCTCTGCTGACCAGGACTCATCATAACTCTATTATCTTGGTAGAGGTCACCTCCATTCAAAATAGTTTGAGAATCACCTTCCTCCAAAATGGTTTGAGGATCAATTTCTTTTCGCTTGAAAATATTAAATACATCACCAAGAACAGCACCCACAGATCTAACTTTTGCTTGTTCAGTTAGAACATTGGTGGCACCGCCTCCGCCCATCAGTCCAGGAAAACCTGGAGGAAGTCCAAATGATTCAGATGGTCCAGATGATGATTTTAAGTCCATCTCTGGTACTTTAACCATATGCATCATTTTCTTCAGTTTTTTAGCTCTTGTTGCAAGTTTTGACTTGTTGACATTATTCACCGTGCTATAAGGCATCATTCCACCACCCTGAGCATAAGTTACGAAAGACTGATTAATTACAGGTGCATTCGTTCCTCCACCTGTAGAGTTCATAGCCTCAAGTGTTGATGTTCCATATCTTTGAACAGCACCTCTGCTCATTACAAACTCACCTGGAGACAGCATCGCAGGAACAGTGTCTCTGTTTGGACCACCGCCCGGAACAATTCCACCTTTGTTAAATCCTAACATATCAGCAGAGATTGGTGCGCCAGTTGTGCCACCAAAGTCTAGGGTATCATCTAACTGAGTTTGTCCTTCCTCTGCCTCTGGGTCATTTGATTTTGTTGTTGCTTGAGAGATTAGTCCAGCAGCAGCACCACCTACAACAGCAGCACCCAAACCAAGTGCTGCACCTAAAGGAGTAGCAAAGAACTTTAAGAACTTAGGAACAACTTTCAAAAGTCCCCCAGTTAATTTGATGACAGTTCCTATCAAACCTCTAACGATACCACCAAAACTAGTTCCAAATAAAAGAACTGCAGCAGTAAGAGCAGGCCAGAAGTCTTCAATGAATCTGAATATGGTTTTTATTTTTCCTTGGTTTTCTTCATCAGCAAACCAATCGATAATCTTCATTAAGACATTACCAAATATTATCTTCTTAATGAAATCAAATATTCTATCAAAGATACCTTTGACTGGTTTTAATATCTTCTCTGCAGACTTTCTTAATACTGTGAATCCTGCTTCTAGTTTATTCTCTGCTTTACTTCTCTTATCTCTCTCTGCAGATATTCTCTCTTTCTCTATTGATTTCTCTTCTAACTTTTGATCCTCTCTAATTATAGCGATGAGGTCATCAAGTTTCTGATTAATCTCATCTACAATTTTATCGGTGCTCTCATTTGTAGGTGATTGTATAAACTTCTGCATTGCACCACCAGGTGCTTTTACAATGGCACCTTTACCTGGTAATCCACTACCGCCAGATGGTTCTGCAGTTGCAGATTTTTTCTTTGCTAATACTTTATTGACAAACTCCTCAAATCCTATCTTATCATTTCTCTTTTTAAATCCTTCCTTTCTCTCTTCTGGTGTAAGTTGCTCTCCACCAATGGATCCTTGTGCAGTAAGTTCCTCTTTATATTTCTCGTATCTATCCTCACCAAGAAATTTTGCAGGGACGATCTTTCCACCCTTACCTTCTTCTCTTATAGATTTAAGGAGATCGTCAAGATCCATGTGACTGCTGCTGTTTTAGTTTTTCTTCTTCAAGGTGTTGTTGCAATAACCCGACATAGATATCTCGTTCCCAAGGCATCAAGTTTTCAATCTCTGTCAAAGAGTATTTATGATACTGCACCAAGGCAAAGTTGAGTTGGAAATAACTAATGAGATCCATGTGGATCATTGCTACGCGAAAAAAGACGCCAGTCCCTCTAAGACTACTTCACTTTCGACCTTGGTATTTGGATTCGTTACCTTAACTGTATGAGAAAGTTTCGGCATAGTTTCAAAGAACTTCTCAATGTCTTTAAACTGTGAGGAGTTCATTGATTCAAGGAAATCATTCACCTCTTTCTTTGTACAATCTGCAGCATCCCAAACATCATCTTCAGTATAGATTTTATCAATACAAGTAGCAATCAGTTCAAAAGATTGATCCATAGCACTGTTATCAGCAAAATCAAAATTGTTTTTGATGAACTGATCAAGAGATGGATACTTCATCTCCATCATAATTTTTTTATCAACCCTAATTTGATTAGTGTGATCCTCACTCTTTTGAACTTCAATATCATCAAGGTTAATAGTTACAGAAACCTGCGTTTCTTCGTCATCGGGGCAGATGATATTTACATCAATCTCTTCACCGACTGACTTGCCTCTAATATTAAGGAACAAGTATTCAATATCAAAGGTAGGAAGTTGCTCTACTTTAATACCTCTTGTAGTGATACAGTTTTTAATAACTGATTTAATTGCAGTGGTGATCTGCTTTGTGTCCTGACTTTCTAATGCGATCACCAAAACTTTCTCTTCTTTTACAAGAAAAGGTCTATAGGTAATCGTTTGTCCTGTAGATGGCAACTCAAGTTCATATGTAGGAGTCGCAATTTTTGGTAAAGGCATAATATCTTATAAAGATTTCAGTATGATTATTTAGAGGTGTGTTAGAACAAATTAGTTCTAAAATTAGATTGAGTGCTGAATAGATCTGGTGAGAAATTTGAATCGAATGGTATTCTATTGTTTAATCCTGCTTGACCCTCAGGCGTAAAGAGAGATGAGAAATCTAAGTCTGATGCTTGAGAACCTACCTGAAAATCGGAACCGAAAGGAATACTAAAATTAAGAGGAGAATCTGCTGCTCCAATAAATCTATCGGAACTACTGTCTTTAGTTTTGGTAATTGGTGGATTTGTATTATCTACAACATACCTGATATATGACATTGAAACCGTACACTTCAAAAGATTAGATTGATCATATGATATAGGCATTGATGCAATTGATAATGGGAACACTCTCATAAAAGTGTATGTCAATTGTCCAGCATCTTGTGGATCAATTGCTAGAAAACCACGGAACTTATTCTTGGTTGTTCCAAAAGTGCTCTTTTCAAATTTAGTTATTCTCATGCCACTGTCGGACATGTAAGTATCCGGGTATTCAAAACTATAAAAATAATCTTTATCAAACGCTGTTGGTGCAGTGTCATCTATTTTTTGAGTGCTCTGTCTAGTGATATAGTTTATCCAGGTCTCAAAGAATCTGATCGGCATATAGTTTTCTGCATTGACATAGAATGTCAAGTCAATTCTATCATCAAATATTTTTCTATGCGCGTGCTTCTCTGTCACACCAGTGCGATCATTATTTAATTCTAATGTCGCAAGTCTAGCCCCAGGAAGGACAGTCTCACAACACATCAAGTTAAGTCTGTCCTGATCTATCGGAATACCATTTCTATTAAAGTATTCTAAATTAAGAGGACCAGTGCTCGGCAAAGGAATCTGTACATAGTATAGAGAAGTGAGAGCAGGACTCAACAACTTACTTTTAATTTCTTTAATACCTAGTGGTTGAGGCATTTATAAATACTATTTGACCTTATATATTATGTATAAGAGAAATGGGAGAAAGTATCAAAAGCAGATATAAACCATCATATCCTGAGAAG